GCGATCGCGCCCAGCAAAATGCCGGGCAAGAAGGTCATCCGCCGCAAGGATGACCCGAACGAAGTCGACATGTACGCCGAGGGTGGGTGGATCAACAAGGCCATCAAGAAACCCGGGGCGCTGCATGAGCAGCTTGGCGTGCCCAAAGGGCAGAAAATCCCCGCAGCGAAGCTGAACGCAGCGGCCAAGGCCCCCGGCAAACTCGGCCAGCGGGCCCGGCTTGCCAAAACCATGAAGGGGTTCCGGAAGTGACCTCAGCGCTTCAAACGCGCTTGACGCGACAGCTATCTGCCAAAGGGGTCAGTGACGCCAAGGGGGTTGCTGTCGGGCTTTTGACCAAGCGTGGGCACATGAAGAATGGCGAACTGACGGCGGCCGGAAAAAAGCGGCAGGCCCTTGGCAACGACGGCCGGGCCAAAGACAGGGCGTCCCGCTACAGTGAAGGCAGGAACAAACCCAGCGCGTATGTGTACGACGCAAAAACCAATCGGGCTACGCTGAAGAAAGGCGCAAAGTGACGACATCCGGAGTCGCCAACTTCGACATGAACTTCAGTGAGGTGGCGGAGGAGGCGTGGGATCGGGCAGGTAGGGAGCTTCGCTCAGGTTGGGACTTGCGCACTGCGCGGCGCAGTATGAACCTCCTGACAATTGAGTGGACGAACCGGGGCATCGCAATGTGGACCATTGAGCAGGGTACGGTTGCTCTGGTCGCGGGCACGGCTACGTATTCGCTCCCCACGGACACCATCGACCTGCTTGAGCACGTCATCCGCACCAACGCCGGCAACAGCGCCACGCAGACGGACTTGGCCATGACACGCATCAGTGTGTCGACCTATGCCACGCTGCCCAACAAGCTGTCGCAAGCGCGGCCCCTGCAGATTCTCATCAACCGGCTGGCGAGTGGCCCGACCGTGACTTTGTGGCCGGTGCCCGACACTGCGCAGACCTACTCGCTGGTCTACTGGCGCCTGCGGCGCATCCAGAACGCCGGCGACGGCGGGACGTACACGCAGGACATGCCGTTCCGGTTCTACAACGCCATGGTGGCCGGGCTGGCGTACTACATTGCCATGAAAGTGCCGGACCTCGCGCCGCGCATGCCAATGCTGCAGGCTGAATACGAACGCCAGTTCCAGCTGGCCGCCGACGAGGACCGCGAGAAGGCTCCGCAGACTTGGGTTCCTCGGCGCCAATATATTGGGAGCTCAGGATGAGCGCCACGTGGGCCAACGGGTCGAACGCGCTCGTCTGCTGTGACGTCTGCGGGTTCCAGTACAAGAAGCGCCAGCTCAAGTGGTTGGTGGTTCGTGGCGCCCGGACGTCCACGTTGGCTTGCCCGGAGTGCTGGACGCCAGACCAGCCGCAGCTTAAACTTGGCACGTTTCCGGTGTACGACCCGCAGGCGATTTTGGACCCCCGGCCTGACACCACGTACACAGCGTCAGGGCTCAACATCAACGGGGAGCCGGGCGGCGGCAGTCGGGTGATTCAGTGGGGGTGGGCACCGGTGGGCGGCAGCAGTCTGTTTGATGCGAGCCTTACCCCCAACGCGTTGGTGGCAACGGGCGAAACCGGTACGGTGACAGTCTCAATTTCGTAGGAGGTCCTCATGGACAAGAAGCAGGTCAAGAAAATCGCCGACACCGAGGTGAAAGCGCACGAGAAGAAGATGCACGGCATGCGCAAGGGCGGTGTGACGAGCATGGACATGAAGAAGTATGGCCGCAATCTGGCGCGCGCCATGAACCAGAAAGCGAGCTCGAAATGAAGATGAAGACCGAGGGCAACCAGCCCAAGCCGGTGCCTGTGCCGAAAACGGCCGGCTATCCTGAGACCGGAGCCAAGACCTCCGGGGTAAAGACGCGCGGCAACGGCGCCGCCACCAAGGGCGTCACGGCCCGGGGCCCCATGGCGTAAGACATGAACTACGCCGAGCTCGTCACCTACATCGAAGACTTTTCTGAGAACACGTTCGAGACGAGCGTGACGAATGAGCTCATTCGGCTGGCCGAACAGCGGATCAACAACGCCGTGCAGCTGCCGGCGTTCCGCAAAAACGTGACAGGCACCCTGACGGACGGCAGCCCGTATCTGGCGCTTCCCACGGACTTCCTGTCCTCCTTCTCTTTGGCGGTCATCAGCGGTACAGGTACGTACACGTACCTGCTGAACAAGGATGTGAACTTTATCCGCGAGTGCTACCCCAACCCCACGTCCGAGGGCACGCCGGTGCACTACGCTTTTTTCGACGCGGACACGGTGATCGTGGGCCCGACGCCAGACAGCAGCTACTCTGTGGAGCTGCACTACTTCGCCTACCCGGAGTCCATCGTGACGGCTGGCACCACATGGCTGGGGGACAACTTCGAGTCTGTGCTGCTCAACGCCTGCCTGTTCGAGGCGGCGACCTACATGAAGCAGGACAAGGAGATGCTGGACATGTACGAAAACCGATACGTCCAGTCGCTCACGTTGCTCAAGAATTTGGGTGACGGCAAACTTCGTCAGGACGCCTACAGGTCTGGCCAGCTACGTACTGAGGTGGTCTGATGGCACTGCAGCAAGGGCAAACCACGTCGTTCAAGGTGGAGTTGCTGCAGGGGGTGCACAACTTCACCGCCAGCACGGGCGATACTTTCAAGATCGCTCTGTACGAAGCGTCAGCTTCGCTGGGGCCCACCACCACGGCCTACACCACCACGGGCGAGATCACCGGCACCGGGTACGCGGCCGGCGGCATCACGCTCACCAACGTCACTCCGACTTCTTCGGGCACCACGGCGTACACCACATTTGCAAACGCTTCTTGGCCCAACGCCACTTTCACGGCGCGCGGCGCTCTCATCTACAATGCAACAGACGGTAACAAGTCTGTGTGCGTGCTGGACTTTGGCTCGGACAAAACCGCCACAGCGCAGACGTTTCTCGTTCAGTTTCCGGCAGCCGGCGCTACCACCGCACTCGTGAGGATCGAATGACGTGGAACCAGATTTACACCGTTCCGCAGAACGTTCTCATGACGGAGTCCGGGTTGGACCTGTTGACTGAGGACGGCGATGCGCTGCTGGTGGAGCAGGACTTGACCCCCGCGTGGGGGCCCATCAACGACTCGCAGACGCCAAACTGGACTCCCGTCGTCACGTAAGGAACCGATATGCCAAGTTCATACACCTCAAGCCTACGCCTGACGCTCCCCGCAACGGGCGAGCTCAACGGTACGTGGGGCACCACTGTCAATACAGGCATCACGCAGTTGGTGGACACCGCCGTGGCGGGGTACGTCTCGATCGCCATGTCGGACGCGGACTACACCTTGAGCGCTGCCAACGGCGCCACGGATGAGGCGCGGAACATGTTCGTCGACATGACGGGCACCCTCACGGCGGCCAGAAACGTCATTTGCCCCACGGCGGAGAAGCTGTATTTCTTCAAGAACAGCACCACCGGTGGCTACGCCCTGACGCTGAAAACGTCTGGCGGTACGGGTATCTCGGTGCCCAACGGCAAGTCCATGGTGCTGATGTGTGACGGCACGAACGTGATCGACGCGACCAGCCACATGTCGTCCCTGACGCTGGCTTCAGCTTTGCCGGTGGCTTCGGGAGGAACCGGGGCGACGTCTTTGACGGCCAACAACGTGTTGCTGGGTAATGGCACAAGCGCGGTGCAGGCGGTGGCTCCGGGCACGAGCGGGAATGTCCTGACGTCTAACGGGTCGACGTGGCAGAGTACGGCTCCAGCGGCGCCAGCGGCGTCTGGTGCTGTTGTTTTTCTCTCTGAGGTAACTGCGTCGGGGTCCAGTACGGTAGATGTAGAAACCGCTTTTAGCAGTACATACGACGCGTACATGATTGTGTGTTCTGCTGGGGTTGTGCAGACCAACAACGTTCTGCTTTACGCGCAGGTTAAGGTTGGCGGCTCCTACGATACGGGAAGTAACTACCAATACCATACAGCCATACCTGTCAGCGCAACAGGTTCGTACAACGCGCTTGTGTCCGGCGGCAACGATCGCATTTCTATCTTCTCTACGATTAGCAACGCAGCGTCCGCATCTTTCAGTTTTTGCTTTTACGTGTACGCGCCCGCAAGCACAAGTTTGGCTAAGAACTTCACCTTTACCGGTGTGTGCAACACCAACGCTGGGGGCATGCAGGCTGTGACTGGCAGCGCTTCAAACAACAGTACTTCAGCGCTTACGGGGGTCCGTTTTTTTGCTTCGTCCGGCAACATCCAATCCGGCAAGTTCCGGCTGTACGGAATCAAAAACTCGTAGTAGAGGGCACCATGACAGCGATCGACCCCCAAGAGTTTGGCGAAATGAAGGCAACCGTCGCCAAACTTGACCTCCATTGTGAGCAGATGTCCCGACAGCTCACGGAGCTCACGGCGCTGGCCAATCAAGAACGCGGCGCGTTCTGGGCCGCCATTTCGCTGAGCGGGCTGATGAGCGCAATGATGACGTGGATCGCGTCAAAAACGCAACTTTTTGCGGGCATTTTCAAATGAACCCGGTGTTGCTGCAGTCGTTGTTTGGCGTTCGGCCGAGCGCGGCGCAGCGCTGGGCACGCCCGCTTGCGGGGGCTCTGAAGTTTGCGGATTGCACGACGCATTGGCGCCGCGCGGCGTTTCTGGCACAGATCGGGCATGAGTCCGGGCGGCTGCGTTACACCCGAGAGATATGGGGGCCGACCAATCAGCAAAAACGGTATGACGGCACCACGCTTGCGAAGCGATTGGGCAACACCGAACCGGGTGACGGCAAGCGGTACATGGGCCGTGGACTGATTCAGACCACCGGGCGGGCGAACTACGCTATGACGACCATCAAGCTGCGCGAGATGCTGGGCCCGGACGTGCCCGACTTTGAACAACAGCCGGAACTACTGGAGCGCGACGATTGGGCGGCGCTGTCGGCTGCGCTGTTCTGGCGCGTCAAGAAACTGAACCGCTGGGCCGACTCCGGCGACTTTGCCGAACTGACGCGGCGCATCAACGGCGGGCACCACGGACTGGCTGACCGGCAGATGCTGTACGCCCGCGCCCTGCTACTGGAGTAACCATGCTTGCCATCCTCGGAACCCTTATCAGCGGCGTGATTTCAGGCGGGGCAACCGGCTTGCTCGGCGTCTTGCTGCAACGCTGGTTTGACTTGAAAAACCGGGACCGTGACATTCAGATCGTTCAACTGAACCACCAGAACGCCCTTGCTCTGGCGCAGATGGAAAGCGAACGCGCCCGCATCCGTGCCGACGCTGATATGGCGATTGCCGACCGCGAAGCAGAGGCGAAGGAAGAAGAAGCCGCGTCCCGTTCGCTGGTGGCGAGCTACGAACACGACAAGGCGAACTACCTGCAACCCGA